CCAGGGTCCAATCATTGGCTGCCTCTGTGCCAACGAATATGGGGTCACGGACTCAAGGATACCTGCGTCTTCCAGGTGGGATGACATACCAGGTCTCATCGATGACTCGACTCTCCGGTCAGGGTCAACGTCCTTTAAGAAACTGACAAACGTCTGCTCTACCCAAGGGGTTGTAGCTGGCGCTAAGGCTTGTATCAGTTTCTGGGAATTGAGAGAGTCAGACACGTAACTTAAAGCCCTGACGGCGTGTCTTTCTCTAGCATCATGGATGCCACTTGGTTTCTCAGGAAATGCTAAACGCACAGCCAATTCCTCAAGAGGACGGTATGCGAAGCCACCACCCCAGAAATGCCCAAGGAAATGAGGATCTCGATCGCCGAAACGACTGATTTCCGTCTTCTCCACATTCAACTTAAGGCCCAGCTGCGCCATTGAATGAGCAATTTCAGAGAGGTCAACGTATTTAGATTGTCCCACGAGGGAATCATCTCCTAGTACGAGGACACGCTCTTGGGGTACCGCGATTCCGGTCGCTTTCAACCATGCATAGGTGATCGCCATGAAATTCACGATCGAATCAACCATCTGGGTAAAGTAGCTGCCACTTGGTACGCCGTGGTGCTTAACCCAAACTTCCTGGTTAGGGAGCATGATCGGAGTGTGAATGAAGTAGTTGATAATCTTCATCCATACACGCTCTTCCTCTTCGTCAGCGAAGTGGAAATGAGTTGCGAGCACAGAGAAGGCAAAGTCGACCCATTGAGCGGAAATGCTGCTATCAAAGCCAGAAAAATCCAAGCTGTAGCGGAGTCCACTATTCCTAATCTGTTGCATTCTCGCAGAAACCTGACTCTTCAGCAACCCAAACGCCATAGGGGTACGACGCTCAAGATAATGGCTGATGAGCTGTGGTGCAAACCGTGCTTCCAGAAGAAACATGGATTGAGGATATCCCCAGACCAACCTAGTCTTAGGTCCTCGAACACCATGCTGGACGCGGTGATAAGCAACACACGGGTCGGGTGCTTTTTCTCCACATGCAATTTTACTCGCACGCCACAAGTCACGGTCAAAGGCCTTACCCTTCTTCGTGAGCTCGGGGAGGCCTGAGCTCTTCTCTTGCTTAGCGAAAAACCGAAGTTCTTCAGTCAAGGGAGAGACTTTCAGCCGGTGGTCGCCTCCGAAAACCCTCACCGTGATGTCTTGAGCCTGCTTCAGTAGATCAGAGTCATACCGGAGCACTGGCTTTTGACCATATCGAGCGAGCTGACCAACAAGGTCCCTAGGCTTGTACACGCTCTTATTGTCACGTTCAGGCACCAGATCATAACCTAACTCAGTGAGCTTGTTAAAAATCCGGTATTCTGTGAGAAGCCGTCCCTCGCGATTGAGGTACGTCATAGTCGAAGTAATCTCAGGGGTGCGCTTGAGATGGTACAGACCGCGCTGGCTGAGACTAGTTCCTTCCAGATCCTTTGTGGTCCAATCTTGGTCTGGAGATATCCACTTTGGTGAATTGATCGTCATCATCGTGGCCTTTCGTCATAGTACTCTTCCTTTGTTGGACATGTGGAAGGTGGGGAACATGTTTTCTCAAAGAGACATCACTGGATAGGGACATGGCTAGTATATTCAGTGAAGGAAACAATGTCGGTTCGGACCCAAAGGGTGCGATATATAGAT